ATGGTCGTATTAGAAACTGAAGTTAAAAACGTCAATGTTAAAACGTTAACGCTCCGTCACTTCGCAGTGTCTCACGTTCCAGCTTTCAAGCTCTGTTACATCACTACAACTGACATCTTTGAAGAAGTCGTTGTTCCTTTCAATCACTTTGGCTACTGCATTAGCACATTCGAAAACAACCAAGAGTCCTTTGGTTATCTCTCGGTTGGCGATTACGAGTTTCGTTTTGAATCTGACGAACATGAAGTTCTATGTCGTTTCTTAGGCATGACACCTTCAAAAGCGACGGCTTTAGAGGCTCAGTAATCATGAACGAAGCTCAAATCATCTATTACGACTTGCTGCCTGACTACACGGTGTCTGTGTTGGTCAAAGGTTGCGACGAATGGGATTTGCTTAAATCCATGTCTCATCTTGAGTCTTGGGCTTCGTCTCAGTTCGCTTCTTATGAGTTGGTGTCCATCACCAACACGACCGTTGAACAACGTATCAATATGGGGGTGTTCGATGACTACTGCAACTAACATCCTTAAAAGTTTCGATGAGCAAAGCGTTCATATTGATTACCTGTGTTTTACGTTTGCCGTGAAAGACTTACGTCATTGTCACGATGCGGTTCGTCGATTGCACAAGCATGAGGAATACAAAGGCTTTGCCAAATCTGGACTGTTACAGCGTCACTGTCGTGCACCTAAGTTCCCTGCTCCACCTGTGTTTAATCCGACGGTCGCTCAGACTTCCGACGAGATTGATTCGTACAACAAAGCGTTTGATATCTGTTATCGCAATTACTTGGAAGATTGCTTGCGTATCTTCACCAATCAAGTGCTTGGTCTGTCGCTATCTGCACCTCGTGGTTTGGGTTTCCAGTTCTACACCGAATCCATGAAACTGACTTCGCCAGATGGTGAGGACTTCTGCGGCTTCGTTGGTATCGGCGGTAACAATGACACGGTGCATTTCCAAATCAACGGAACGGGATGCAAGCATGTATTTGCCCGTCGTCCTACGTGGTCGCTACATGACTGGCTGACCAATGTGCTTGGTGTGCAAACTTTGGCGCGTGTTGACTTGGCCTATGACGATTACGACGGGATTTTTGATTGCGAATACGCTTACAAGGCGTGGCGTGACGACTGTTTCCGCACTGCTGAACGTGGCCGTGGTCCTGTGCTTCATGAAGATATGACCATTGCCAGTATCGGCAAAGACGGCAAACCGATTTACACCAAAGAGCAATACTCGATTGGTTCGCGTACCTCGCGCATTTACTGGCGTATCTACAACAAGGCGCTTGAACAGAAACTCGCAAACACTGGCCTTGTTTGGTATCGCTCTGAGGTCGAGCTTAAAAAATGGAATGTTGATGTGTTGCTGAATCCAGCTGGCGCGTATGCCGCGCTCAATGATTTCGCAGCCTCGATTTCTACTGCAAAGAAATTCAATACCAAACCTGTCCCGACTAAACGTGCGGCGTTAGACCTGTTGGCCTCGGCTCACTGGATGCGTCGCCAGTACGGGAAAATCCTGAACTCTTTAATCGAATTCCATGAGGGCGACATTGAAACCGTTGTCGGCTCACTCGTCCGTGATGGAACCAAATTCACCTTCCCCGATACCTACGGCAAGTTGGTGACACACATATTGGAGACCTAACAAATGGCTAAATCTGTTTTCGTCCTAGGCATGGACATCACTTGGAACTCGGCACGTGGTGACAGTGCACAACTGAACATCTCGCGCCCACTACGCGAAATCAACTCGGAGAAATTCAAGCGTCGCACCATTGGCGAATCTGGTGACGTAAACCCGCAATGGGATCAACCTTTGATGATTGAACATAGTTACGCCCTACTCCTTGAGCGCACTGGCGCTCTGGTTCCTCGCCGTGAATACCAATTGCGCTTGGAGATTAACCCAGAAGACCCATTGGCAGGCGCTATCGTGACTGAGCTTATTCCAGTCGACCAAGAAATTAAGAAGCATTTTGAAGCTTCAATGAAGGCTAACTAAGAAATTTTATGTCTATTTGCGTAACGGTTATTGATGGTGTTTTACAACAAGCAACGAATGGCAGTTGTGAGCTCATTCTAATGTCAAAAGAACAAGTTACGCAGTTAGTTGATGGTCAATTTGATTGGTCATTACTCGAATTTGACAAGGAACTGTACGAATACGTTTTAGGCCAGTCCCTTGTCACTTTCATCGGCGGCCATGTCTTAGGCCGCATACTTAAATACTTTGGAAAATAATAGGAAAAACAGCATGAAATACATGAATCAAGTACAGAGCTTTTTCACTAACAAATACACACAAGCGGGTGTGGCAATGTCGCTTTCTGTTCCGGCTTTTGCAGAAGGTAACGCTAACGTTGAAGCGATTAACGGTGCTATCGATGGCGGTAAACAGATGGTGTCTTTGACCACTTCTGGTGTTATCGGTATCGCGGCTCTTGGCTTCGGCTTGGGGATGGTTGTTGCGTGGCTACGTAAATAATGCTCCTCTCTATCGCTTTGGCCTCGTTAATATCTCTGTCCTTTTTATACGGGGTCTATACAGGCGTTATATCTGGTTAAGGGGAGCTTAAGCTCCCTTTTTTCTTCTCAGTAATAAGGTGATTTCATGCGTTTTATAGCTCCCTTCTTATTACTTCTTTCACCACTGGCCTTCGCTGATGAATGTCCTGACGGTGAGCAAATGTATCAAGGCCAATGCCGCACCACTTGTGAAATCTTGGCTCAAGACTCAAGCCCTAGGGGTATGCGTTGGGATGGTACGGTTTGGGGTGATGCGCCTACTGGTTACTGTCGTGGCTCTGGCTCATCGGGTTGTGAACTTCGCCGTACAGGGGTAACCATTCAAGTTGATAGTTCAGTTTTCTGGCAAGGTGACTTTAAATATACAGGGGCATCTTGTTCTAATGTTGGTGAGTACACCGGAGATTCTCCTTGGACCGAACCTGACGATGGTAACTCTAACGATGGTTCAGGTAATGATTCTGGTGACGGGTCTGATGGTAATACAGATGGTGGTGATGACCTCGACCATGGTGGCGGTGGCAATGGCGGTAACTCAGGTGCCGCTTACCCAAATAGCAATAGTCCCATCAACCACCTGCGTTCCATCCAAGAAAAACAGGTGATTTCTAACAACCTCTTAAACCGCAATACGAATGAAATCATCGAAATGAATGCCTCGGTGACGAACAGGTTGACGGATATCTATTCCCACTTGAGCACTGAGCAAGTCAGCACGAATAACTATCGAAACGAAATCAAGACGGGCGTTCGTGGCATTACGCATGAGTTCTATGAAACCAACTCTACGCTTAAAGACTTACTCGATACCATGAACTCGATTGACCGTAAGACATCCACTGGCTCTAGCAGCAATGTAGACCTTTCGCCTTTGATTGCCAGTACCGCTGAAATCGAGAAGCACACATCAGGTACTTACTGGTTCTTAGATGCTATGCGCAAGCAAGTTGATTCGGTTGCGGACAACACTGGCGCGATTAAATACCAAGTCACGCCAGTCTTAGAAAACATCGAGCAACGCATGGCAAGCAGCTCCCAGAGCACTCGTATTTTCCGTGAAGGCGTCCGTAGTGATACTCGCGGTATCAAAACCAACACCAATAACATTAAGAAAGAAGTCACCAACACAAAGAAAGCCGTTCAAGCGACGACCAAATCCGTGGATGCGGTTAAGACTGCCATTGAAGATCAAACCGCTTCTCTAGATACCATTCTTAGTCGAATTGAAGAAGCCATTGGAAGTGCTGATGGCTCTGGCTCCACTGGTGGGGATAACTCAGACGTGGTGAGCAAACTTGGCGAACTTCAAGGCACCACGGAACAACTCGGTAACCAACTTGGACAATCACTGGATGGCATTCAAGATGCGATAAATGGACTCAATGATGGTGGTCAATTCCATGTTCCACCAACTGGCGATGGCTGGTCACATGGTACGGCAATTGGTGATGCGGTCGATGGCTTGATTGATGACATCGATAAACTCAAAGCGAACCTCAAGGACATGCAGTCCAAGTCCCCTATTAATCTCGGCCAAATGAGCTTCAACGACGGCAACTATTCCGGTGAAGCCTTCACGCTTTCACGCGCATCTTGGAATGTGGATGTGCGCTTTAACCTATTCAACACACTTGGCACGAACACAAGCACCATTCGCAACGTGATCATCTTTGCCGCTATGTTGATGGCCGCTTTCATCATCTTATCGTCAGGACGCAAAGGAAGTTAACATGGATTTCATCTACGAAGCCTTTCAATACATCGCAAATGTGTTTGGCTCTATCTCTGACTTCTTCATGTCTATTCCCGACTTAATATTGGAAGTCTTTACCTATGCTTGGTACTGGGGTATCAAACTTTATCTCTCCATCAAAATCTCTATGGTTGAGATGGCCTACGAAATCGCTTCAATGATACTGACGGATTACGAAGTTTATACGGTTCTTAACGCGGCGTTTAACAACCTAGCACCGGACCTTAGACACGCCGCCTATCAACTCGGTGTTGTCGATGCCATTCGAATCGTTATCGATGGATTGGCTACCGCCTTTGTTCTTCGCATTATGGGGTGGTGATTATGGCTGTTATCTTTCGTCACGGCTCTAATGGTTCTTACAAGTCTGCTTATGCGACTTGGTTTGAAATCCTCCCTGCACTTCGTGAAGGACGCTTGGTTGTCACCAATATTGAAGGCTTACGCCCTAAAGAATCTATCGAGAAAATTCTTGGGGAAACCTTTCCGGCCAGTGCCAAGCTTATAAGGATCTTTACGCGATCAAGTGAAGGTGTTCACCTTTGGCAGAACTGGTTTAACTGGATGCCAACGGGTGCATTGGTTGTTATCGATGAGTGCCAGGACTTGTACTGTCCAGAAGCAGGTTTTAAACGTGAGAAGTTCTTAGCTCGTCCGTTCTCAGAGTTCGAAGACATCTTACCAAAGGGCTTTGGTGAGTTGTTTCATTCTCGTTGGCTACCCATTGACCCTGATTCGCTCGATGAGAGTGACTTAGACGATTGTGAGCGTACGCAACTGGACGAGAACAACCGTCTGCTCTACCCGTTCGATTTCTATGGCGCTTTCATGCGTCACCGAAAATACCAATGGGATGTGATCATGCTGACACCGGATTACAGTGCAATCCCAACATGGCTAAAAGGTTGTGCGGGTGAAGCCTATTCACATCGTTCTACGGATACCTTCTTTCGTAAGCGTAAGCCGCGTATCTATAACCATCGTCCTAAAGCAACTAAGACCGACCCCACGACCAAAGCAGACTACGCCAGCTGCAGCAGTAAGAAGATTCCGGTGGATGTGTTCGCCCTGTATCAATCCACAGGTACGGGCGGATTCAATGAAACTAAGTCAGATATCTCAATCTTAAAGTCGCCAAAGTTCCTTCTGGCCATGCTCATTGGTGTGCTGGCTATTCTAAAATTTTTCTGGGATTTGTATGTATTATCTAATAGTGATGTGGATTCGGCTCAAACAGTTCCTGCGCAAGTTGAAACTGCTTCAGCGTCCTCTTTACCTACTTCGCCTACTCTATCAATACCTCAAGCCGATACTGGTTTGGCTCGGTCGAACGCTTCTGGGGTGGATACTAGCAATGCTCATACTCAAGCTAGTCATACGACTGTTCCTCATGGTGTAAATCCATTCTTTGAAGCACTTCCAATGTACAACGATGCGAAGTCTTTCTATCTCACGGGTATAAACACAGTAGCTAACACGCATGATTATCTGTTTCGCATCGATAGAGGTAGAGATACCTATTACTTGCGTTCACAGACGTTAGCGAAGTTTGGATATGAGTTTGAGTTAATTGATGAATGCTTAGTGATGGTGAAATCCAACACAATCAACGCACTACTAACTTGTCCACCAAGCATTAACTACGACGCTAACGAACCGGACAAAGAAATGCAGCTAACGGGTGTTCAAAGTGGTGTTGATATTTTCAACTTAAATGAGGGCTAACGTATGAATCGAAACAAAAGGTACGAACAACGCATGAAGCAAAACGGTTTTAAGAAGATAACGATTTGGGTGCCTTCTGATAAAGAGTCCGATGTAAAACAAGCTGCATCGGCCATGTGTGAAGATGAAAGCCTAACAATTGGCGTACTCAAGAATATAAACACGGGTCGCATGGTATCAATGCACTAAATAACACCTGTCACTGGTGACGTTGCCCCGCAGGGATAAGCAAAGCACGAAGTGCAAGCGAAGCACCAAGCCGCCCACGGAACCCATATTTTTGTATCAATAGCTAATCGGCGCGGTTAGCCTCCTTACCTAAATGGCTGACCACTCCCCACTTCCTGCTAAGCCAACCTTCCAGAGCCTAACCACGAGAGAGGTGCGTCTTGCTACTGCAACCCATCGAACCTTGAGTTAGGCTTCGTTTCTAATTCGTGGTCCTTGATCTCCATTCCAATTAAACGTAGCTTCTTGTGCGCTAGGTTTTATATGTCAAGGATATGAAATGGCTAAGTTTTTAAATACAAGTGCTACAAACTACTACCTCGAAGAACTCATCAAGAACGCATCAGAGAGACTGATTCTAATCAGCCCTTTTCTAAAGCTAAACGACCGCATCAAAGAATTGCTAGAAGACAAAGATCGTTTAAAGATCGATATCAGAATTGTCTATGGCAAGAGTGAACTTCAACCTGATGAAATTAACTGGCTTAAGGGTTTATCTTTCGTGCGTACGAGTTTCTGTAAGAACCTTCACGCCAAATGCTACATGAACGAAAGCTCATGTATCATCACGAGCTTAAACCTGTATGAGTTTAGTCAGGTAAACAACAACGAAATGGGTATCTTCATTGACCGTGACGAAGATGCAGAAATTTACAAAGACTCATACGAAGAGGCTCAACGCATTATTCGTATTAGTGACGAGGTTCGAATATCACTCGAGAAAGTTCAAGCTGCTGCCGTTGAGACTGCGAACAACGAAGAATCAGAGCCAGAACAAGACCAAAGCAAGGTCACTTCGTCCAAGTTAGCTAAGAAGCACAAGCTTAAAACCGATGACTTCCTTAAGCTGTGTGTAACCAAAGGCTATCTATCGTTTGATGATGGAAAACATTCATTGACGGATGCGGGTAAATCTTCCGGTGGTGAGTTCAAATACAGTAAACGTTTCGGTCCTTACTTCATCTGGCCTGAATCATTAGAAGTTGTTTAACGTCATTGGCCTGTTCCGACCGCGAGAGTCGCGCAGACTAAGCAGCGAGCGCGGGAGGTAAAGGCCAAACCCCCGTATCTGTATTACGGGGGTAAATTCCACTATGTCTCAATGTATGTACATAATTGCTAGCTTTGCGCTGCACATTGTTTAAACCTAAAAACAACCTGTAATGTATGATTGATTTGTTGTATAAAGGACAAGTATTTTTATATGTAAGTGCAAAAAAATGATTTCAGAACTGAAGCTTAGAAATGTTGGCCCGATAAAAGAAGCAACTGTACCAATGAAAGATCTTACTATCATTTGTGGTAGGAACGGAGTTGGTAAAACCTATTTGAGCTATTCGTACTTCATGTTTATGGATAACTTTCGTAAATTGTTATTCCAGCATGTTACGTTGCCTGAAGAAATTTTAGAGTCTATCTCTGAGACTGCATCGGTCACTGAGCCTTCAAGAAAGAGTTTTGAACTCAAGCTGGATCAGCTAGGTTTTTCATACGAGTCTCTATCTGGCGTACTGAAAACTGCCGCTGAAAACGAAGAAATATTTTCAACATTGGAAATTAATAAATCTGATAGAACATCAATTTGTGGTGAAATTGATGAAAGTACTTATAGATCTTTTATTTCAAAAAGTGGAAGAATAAGCTTTAAAGGTTCTTTGGGTATAGATGTATCTAAAGAAAGTGATGAAGATTTTATTAAACTCACGTTGATCAAAGATCATGAAGATGAATTAGACATCGATGATATTTGCTTAGATATAAAATTTATCCTTGGAGTTTTTATTGTCGACCATCTTGCTAAATTGAGTCAATTCCCGATCACTTCTGAACGAACAGGAATATCCTTGTTTTTTGAAGACTTAGTCAAAATAAGAAGAGACATAAAGCGCAGTTCGAATGAGAATTATAGTTATCCTAAACCTATAGAAAGCAATATTAGCAACATGGGTATGATCAAAGCTAGGAAATATGCTTACAATCATTGGATTCATGATAAAAAGAAGAGCTTTCAATCTCAAGTAGCCAATATGCTAGGCGGTACTTATAAATTCGAAAATGATGGCCTTTACTTTCAACCTAAAGGTAAGGATATTTTAGTACCATTAAGAGTGAGTTCGGGAGCATCGAAGTCTTTAATGTTATTAGATTACTTCATGTACAACTTTGACTCTTACGGCACTTTAATCATTGATGAGCCTGAGTTAAACCTTCATTTAGATAATCAAAAAGAAATTGCAAGAGTTCTTTGCTCTATAGCGAACATGGGAATTAAAGTCATTGTAACAACCCATAGTGATCATTTCGTAAGGGAAGTTAATAACCTAATAATGCTATCGAGCCCTAAGCTGAAAGAGCATCAAAGGCAAGATATTATGAAAAAGGCAGATGTTCACAAGCAATCAATTATTAAGCCTGAGCAGGTTTCAACGGTAGTATTGTCTTCTACAGAACAAAAGTCATTCGTAATGCCTGTGAGTGAGTATGGTATTGATCTAAAGTTATTTAATGATGAAATCATGGCTAACAATGATGTCAGTCAAGAACTTATGGTGGCTATCTATGAGGGTTGTGATGCTTAGTTCTCTATCAAATATTCTTGACCATAAAGCTTTGGTGAAGCATCAAGACAACGCTTTAGTTTTCGAGGAATCAGACGAAACAGCGCGCTTAAAGAAAGTAAACTTCTCTTTAACCAGTTTCAATAAAGGCCAATCTGGCTTAATTAAAAATGCATTGGTCATTTTTGGCGATAATAAAGAGGAAGAAACACTTTCGAGGTTTACCTTCTTTCTTAACAGCCAATGTAAAGATGTTAATCGTCAATGTGATTATATAGTTTTTCACTGTAAAGATGGCAAGACTCGTGTAATTCTATGTGAACTCAAATCAAGTGATACATCCCCGGACTTACTATCTCGTATCCATAAGCAGTTTGCTTTCTCTAAGATTTTTGCAGATTACTTGGTTAACATTGCCAAAGAGCATGCAGAAAGGAATTCAGCTTCATTAGAGGATTGCGAAATTGAATTCCATAAAGTTGCATTTGTTTATATGCCGAATGTAACAGCTCCTCTGGCATTAGGACGTCCACCTGTGAGTTCCGGTTCACAGCCTTCTATTAATATATCTACAGCTAATGGGATAAAGAGTATATTAATACATACTGATTCCAGCGGAAGTGCAAACATCCCTTGGCGTACTTTTATGGAATCTATTTAATAAATAGGCTCCCTAAGGAGCCTTCTCTATATTAGTGTTTTAAGAGCTCTAGCATACTTTAGGATCTGGTGAGCAACTTCAATATCATTTGAAGCGCCCAATTCCAATAACGCAACCCCTATTAATACTTGCTGTGCGGTAACCAACTGCCCGGTTGGAAGTTCCAACCGATCATGCCTCATTACGAAGTTTTCCCAGTCTTCACAACTGCTCAATTCTCTACCCTTATTCATCCTCATCAAGCGTTTACACTCTGGAGGTATGGATTTCCCCTTATCCCATTCCTTGATCGTCCTCACAGTTTTTAAACAAAGTTTGGCAGCTTCTTCGACGGTTAAACCACATTCAAATTCACGAAAAATATAGTTTTTAGTCATTTCGTGATACTTCATTGAATTGTCCCTCAAAAGAGAGACATTTTATAGGATACGCATATGCAATCGTATTCAACATAAGCGCCCATAATGCGCACTGATGTAGTGGTTCTAATGGACTTGCAATCACTAAGGCCAATTCATCGCAAGTTATTGAAATACTTGACAATCCAAGTCTATCAAACTTTTTTGCAATTCATTCCCATGCTACGTCTATCTATGGATTATAGAAAACCAATTGATTTGCGGTAACTCGGTCTTGCTTACTTTAAACTGAAGGTTCACGAACCAGTTGTTATATGTATGCGAATATATTTTTCAGGATGTTTGTAACGATATCGCTTACCGATTTTTAAGTTTGAACGAGCAAAGCGGCAAACTTTTGTATCTCCGCTTCCAGTAACTCGTTTTACTATTGCTACTTTTCCTTTATGTTCCATTTCAATCATTAAATCGCAATAACCATCATATTGTTCGAACTGCTTATCGACTTTCTTTTGTAGCGTCGATTTAATTTTCTTAGCCACTGGATTTGTTTCTGAATCATCGGCCAATGTTGATGTTGTGGGTAACAATAATAAAAATAAAGTGACAACGTATCGCATTCGTAAATCCATTTTTGATAAATGGACTGATTGTAATTTTTTATGCGTCAAATGCTAAAACGGGACACAATTTTGCGTCCCGTTTAACGTAGATAAGTAATTGATATGTCGGCTAAGCTTGTTTCTTGCCTTTATTAGCTTTGAAACCTTGATGAGGAAAAACATTTCGAATTCGTTGTTGAACTTTCTTTGGTACGTCTTTAGAAAAGACCAACCTCATTCCGGAGCGTTGGTTGTACACTTTGAGCTCACCAGTAAATGGGTCATGTTCGCCAATATCTTGTAAGTTATGTTTAAAAGATGGAGGTATATGCCCTTTTACCTTGCTCAAGTGGCCGTCATCAAAACTCACTTTTAACACGGGTCTATCCACGGCGATCAACCAGAATATGACGATTGCAGCAATTAATATCACATATAGCAT